GAACAAGCCAAAATTAAACTTTAGGACCAGAGCAACGAGCTAACGCTCGTTTTTCTGGCATATTCTAAAATATATGAGTAATAATTTGTTAATATATCCAATTATTGTAACCGAATGTAATGATGAAGCAGGTCATTATTATGGCGCCGTTTCACCAAATATCCCCGGAATGGTTACTGATGGTCAAACTTTACAAGAGTTGGTTATTCATGCGGAAGATGCTATTGCAACTATGATTAGTGGAACTAAGTATCCCGAAGCGCAAGACCCTAAAGAATGGACATTAGGACCAAATGATTTTGTGGTCTATGTTACTGTTAATATGCTTAAATGGGAAGCGCAGCATGAAAAGACTGTTAGACGTAATATTACATTGCCTGAGGGCTTAAATAATTGGGCTAAAGACAATAAGATTAATGTTTCTAAGGTTACTACAGAAGCCCTTAGAAGTATACAGAATACTAATTAAAGATTTACAAGCTGATGAACATTGTTTCATTGGCTTTTTATTTTGTATTTTAGGAGGTTCAAATGGACGTTAAGACAGTTTCAATTGATAGCATTAAGCCATATCCTAACAATCCTAGACTTAACGATAATGCGGTTGACAAAGTAGCAAATTCAATTAAAGAGTTTGGCTTTCAACAACCGATTGTGGTCGATAAGGACGGTGTAGTGATTGTAGGACACACCAGACTCAAAGCGGCAAAGAAGCTAGGACTTAAAGAAGTTCCAGTCGTTTATGCTACTAATTTGAATGAAGAACAAGTCAAGGCTTACCGGTTAGCTGATAACAAAGTAGGCGAAGAGTCCGTTTGGGATAATAAGAAGCTTTTGGAAGAATTGGGGGGGATAGACGACTCTCTATTTACTGGCTTTACAAAGTCTGATTATTTCAAAGATGTTCTAGAAGAAACTGATAACGAACCAGTTGAGGATAACGAAAAAGGCTTACAGTACAGCATTTCTTTTAAAACCCAAAACAAAGAGCTTTTCGAAAAAGTTAAGATGTTTGTTGAGGAGAGTGCTAATCTTGAAGCCTAGCGAAATTCTTATTGCTGAAATATCTGGTAAACGACCCGGGGATAAATCAGCAAGACCGACTGAACGCTATACATGGAATTTAGACAAGGTCATTATTTCGAACAATTCAGAAGGTTACGAAACGGACTGGCCGATTGTAAACGTACCGCAAGATTACGTGGACTGGTACAAGAGCAAGGCTAAGACAAGCGACAATGCTTGGTATGCGCCTATGAACCGAAGCTACGCAATTAAATACGCAAGAGAACACGGTTATAAGTATCTAATTCAACTTGATGACAATATTAATACAATCATGATTAGGTATCGGAAGGACGATGCGGAGTATGCCACTTTACCTGATGGAGAGCTAAAAAAGCAATTACCAACAGATGTTGCTATGTATCTTTGCGAAGTCTTAGAAGAAACTAATGCAGGCATTTGTGGTATGAGCGTTAGAAGTGCTTCAACTCCTAACGATGACTTTATACGGGAAAGATATGTATATTCTTTTTTCGCCATGAAGCTTGAAGCTTGCAAAGACTTTTATCAGGGCGATTTCGAAGACGATATTGAGTACAGACTTAAATTGAAGCAGAAAAAAATACCTATGCTTTGTGTTTGTCCGTTTTTACACGGCAAGACTGCTCAAGAAGGAACTAAAGACCTAACAGGCAATCGAAAAGCTTATCAAGAAGTCGGCATAAAGCGTGGCGAGCATATGAGTATTTTATACGGAGATTATTATCAAGCCGGTATTAGTGACCGAGGAGCAGGATTAGAACGAAAAAATCAAGAAAAATTAAGGCACAAAGTTAAATCTTTTAAAGTCGGAACAATGGTTCATGACTGGGAAAAGTTGAAACGTGATTTTTCAAAATTGTTAGCAAAGTATGCACCAATAAGACCTACGAAAATAGTAGTTAAAGTAGACAAGCCGAATTGATAGTTAGGAGGTGGACGTATGGCAAAAGGAAAATATCACGATTGGTTGAAACCAGAAAACTTGCACTTAATACGTTCACTTCGTCGTGATGGCTTGACTATAGACCAAGTGGCTAAGTATATCGGAATTAGTCAAGATACTATCTATCGATGGATTAAGGACTTCCCAGAGTTTTCTGAGGCAATTAAAACGGGGAAAAGACAGGCTAATGCGATTATTGAAAATAGGCTGTTTCAGAAAGCAGCTTCTGGTAACATGACAGCTATTATCTTTTATTTGAAAAATAACTGGCGGGATAAGTACAACGACAGCACACTTGGTCCGGAAGAGCGAAAGATGATACAGGCGAAAATGCGTAAGCTTGAAGCTGATACTCGAGTTAGTGAAGCTAAGGCTAAGCTTGCAGACCAGGTAAGCAGTCAGAACAACGCAGAGCTTGAACGTATGCTGAAACTTCTTGAGATTGAGGGGACAGAAGATGGCGATTAAAGACCTACTAGCACCTAAGCAGGAACAAGTGCTTAGGAGTTATCTTAATGACAGTTGGAAGACTTTAATCTTAAGCGGAGCCGTCCGTTCAGGTAAGACCTATATAGACAACCTGCTATTCTTGATGGAACTAAGACGGATATCTAAGCTTGCTAAGAAGCTTAATAAACCTAATCCGATGTATATCTTAGCCGGTTTTAGTGCTGATACTATTTACAAAAACGTAATTGCTGAAATTACTACAACCTTTGGACTGAACATTAAGTTTGACAGGTCAGGACACTTTAGACTTTTTGGCGTTGAGGTAGTCAAGGCTTATACAGGTTCAGAACGTGGTCGTGACTCTATTCGTGGTATGACGGCTTGGGGAGCTTATATTAACGAAGCTTCACTAGCTAAGGCTAGTGTATTTTCGGAAATACAGAAGCGTTGTTCAGCACCAGAAGCACGTATTATCTGTGATACGAACCCGGACGCACCGACGCACTGGTTGAAGAAAAATTACATCGACAACACCGACCCTAAAGCAGGTATCAAGACCTTTTTCTTCACTTTCGATGATAATCCTACTTTAGATGATGATTACAAAGAGAAGCTAAAGGCTAGTACACCGAGCGGAGTTTTCTATGACCGGGATATTTTAGGTCTTTGGTGTACTGGGGAAGGTGTAGTATACCGTGACTTCGACCAGTCAACTATGACAATTGATAGGGACAAGCTACCTACCGATTTAACCTACTATGTTGGAGTTGACTGGGGATACGAACACACGGGAACTTTGATTGTGTTTGCAGACGATAGTCAAGGCAATACGTATCTAATCGAGGAACACGCACACAAACACCGATTTATCGACTACTGGGTCGGCTTGGCTCACGATGTGCAGAAAAGATACGGTAGTACGATACCTTTTTGGTGTGATTCGGCAAGACCTGATAATCTTAACGAGTTCTTGACTCACGGTATCAGAGCTTACAATGCTAATAAATCAATAAATGCTGGTATAGAAGCGGTTGGCAGCCTGATGAAAGCCAAGCGCTTTTTTGTTGTAAAAAATTCAGTCGATAACTGGCTTAACGAAGTCTATCAGTATATCTGGAACGAAAAGACAGGCGAGCCGGTCAAGGAGAACGACGATAGCATGGACGCTATGAGGTACGCAATTTACAACCAACACAACAAAGCAAAGATTAACTTACAACGGAACACGCTTTTTTAGTTAGGAGGGTTCGATGGAAACACTAGGAACAAAAGGGCAGGTATTGTCAAACGGCATGTTTGTTTATCCTAAGGACGAGCTGATGAACGAAACAGCAATTAATGCTTTTATTAACAAGAATAGGGGCTTTACGGCTAAGATTTATGACCGCAACATGCAGTATTACTTAGGCAAGCATGACATCTTGAAAAAGACTAATGCAACCGGCATTGAGCTTAATAAGATTGTGGATAACATACCGAAGTACCTTGTGGATACGTACAATGGCTTCTTTACCGGAATTAGTCCGAAGATTACGCTTGACGAAGACAACTTAAACGAGAACTTGCAGAATTGGAATAGCAGCAATTCTTTCTTTGACAAGCTATCAGAGATTAGCAAGCAAGTAGACATTTACGGCAGAAGCTATGCTTTCGTTTATCAAAACGAGTCAGCAGACACTAGAGTTGCTGTAGTACCACCGACTCAAGGCTTTATCGTTTACGATGATACTATCGAACACGAACCATTAGCCTTTGTGCGGTACTACAAGAACTCGGAGAATATGCTACAAGCTGATATTTATTACGGCAATGCAACTCAAACATACAGCGATGGCAAGCTACTAGATTTAGGCTTAAAGTCAGTCTATGGCATGGTTCCAGCCGTTGAGTTCTTCGAAAATGAGGAACGGCAAGGTCTGTATACTGATTGTATTAGCATGATTGACGCACTAGACGATACTTTGAGTCAGAAGCAAGATACAATTGAATATTTTGCTAACGAATACATGTATGTTTTAGGTGGCGGTATTGATTTAAACGAAGAAGAACTTTCGTATATGCGGACACACCGCTTAATCAACGTGCCTACAGCTAATGCTGCTGATATTAAAATAGGATTTTTAGAACGACCAGATGGCGATAATGTTCAAGAGAACCAACTGCAGCATTTAAACGACAAGATTTATCAGACTACAGGTATACCGAACTTATCAGACAGCAACTTTGCTGGTAATGCTTCTGGTGTTGCTATTAGATACAAGCTACTGGCGATGGAAAACAAAGCAAGTAACAAGGAACGGAAGTTTACGCAAGCCTTACGTGCTTTGTACAAGGTTGTATTCAGCATTGACTCGGTTATTAACGTTTCGGACGCATGGGAAGATTTGAAGTTCAAGTTTACCCGTAACTTACCGGCTAACCTAGCTGATGAAGCAAGCACAGCTAACAGCTTGAATGGTATCGTATCCAAGGAAACACAGCTTAGCGCTTTGTCTATCGTTGATGACCCTAAGGCAGAGATGGAACGCATGGAAGAAGAACAAGACCAGCAACTCAAAAAGAGTCTTGAAGTAACCGGTGCTGATTACGAGAAGTTAGACGATACTAATCAAGAGCAACCAGAAGCTAATCAGAAGTCTATTAAATCGCCTTTTAGCAACGAGGAAGTAGACAATGACTAAGGCTTACTGGCAACAGCGTATGCAAGGCGAAAAGAGCTTTGATAAGTGGTTATTTGAAACCGACGACCGGTTCGACAAGTATTATCAAGACCGATTTAATGCTTTACTATCCCACTTTCAAAGTGAAATAGCTAGAGAGTATACAAGCTTAACTAATGCAACAGGTATGAGTAAGGACTTAGCAAAGCAGACTGTATCTAATCTTGACATGAAAGAGTATTCACAGTTAGCTAAGAGGGTAGTTAAGGAAGCTCAAGAAGCACGCAAGGGTGGCAATCCTAAGGCATTTAAAGGCTATTCAGACGAAGTCAATTTGAGAATGAAGATTTACAATGCTACAATGCGTATTAATCGCTTAGAGCTTCTTAAATCACGGCTAGCGACCTATCTATTAGAAGTTAATGCAGAGCTTGACGCAGACTTACGCAAGACTCTTAGTGACACTTACGTTAACCGTGTTAAAGAGCAGGCAGGTTTGTTAGGTCAGAACATGACTTCGGAAGATATTGATTTAAATATTCAAGAAGCTATTAGCTACATGTATGGCAATGCTACTTTCAGTCAGCGTATCTGGAAGAATCAAGATGTTATTAAGTCCAGCATTGACAAAGTGGTTAGCCAAGGTTCACTTGGTGGCTATGGTCTTGAAAAGATGATTAGTCAATTGCGTAAGCTTACTAATGCTAACTACAACAATGCTAAGCGGATAGTTCGTACTGAAATGACTAGAGTCATGGATAAAGCGCAAGAAGATGCTTTCAGAAATGCTGATATTAAGCTAGTATTTTGGCAAGTTGAGAAAAAGCCGTGTGCAGCTTGTTTGGCTATCCATGAGAATGATGTCGGCTATGGCAAAGGGGTTTATCCGATTGATGATAGCCCTAAGCCGGTTGAGGATACGCACCCTAACTGCAGGTGCTTACGTTCAGCGTTTACTGAATACGAGGCGTGGCAGTTACAGTGGGCTAAGAGTAAGGATAAGGGCGCTTATCTGGACCAGTACGGCAGAGTTCGTTATTCAGACGGCAGACCAGTTGAGGACTATTTAGAAGCCGAAAAAATCAAAGCTAAGCAAGTTGAAGAAAAACCAGTTGATTATTCTAGCCTTTCTAAAGGCTCCTTGCTAAAATCAGTATTAGGGAAGCCTATGAGTATCGATAAGGCAGACCAAACTAATAACAATCCTTACTACTTAGGCAAGACAGCAAGAACCAGATATAAAGTAGAACAGGCTAGACAATTGCTTACTCAAGACTCGGAAATTAAACAGGCTTATGAAAAAGCCGTTGAGCTTTTGAAAAAAAGTAAAGGAAAATACACTTTAGAGTATCAAGAGTATGCAAAAGAACATGCGGAAGCTATTAAGCAGTATCAGCAAGCCGTTAATGATTATAGAAACTGGGTTAATCGAAACAAGAAATATACTGCTAATTGCCAAAGATGTGTTATTACTTACGAATTAAGGCGTAGAGGTTACAATGTTACCGCAGGAGCTAATCCTGCTTATGATACTAAGCTTATGGCAAAAATGGAAAACTATTTGAAAGAAATGAAAGTTAAAAGTCTTAATCCTGAGATGTTGATAGGCTATAATATACCGAAGCGTTTCTTTGAAATACCTGCAGGTGCTAAGAATGCTGGCATTCGTAATTTTGATGTTGAAACTAATTCGCAAGTTGATAGTACATTATTAAACGAAATGAAGCCCGGACAAAGAGGTACACTTTCTTGGACTTGGAGCGATGGGCTAAGCGGTCATATTATTAATGTTGAGCGAACTAATGATGGCTTGCTTTACGTTGATACTCAACCGGGGAAACAAGCTAAGAGCTTTGTTGATTATATGAACGGTCGTAGTTTTTCGAATTTAGGTAGTGGAAGAACTGGAGTTAATTTTCAACGTGTCGATAATTTGATAGTTGATGAAGATGTTGCGAAAAAATTTATTGTTGATGGGAAGTGATGTGTATGATTGACATTAAGATAGCTCAAGATAAAGCAAGACAAGCGATTATAGACAATTACAATTTGTCTAAGCTGATATCAGAAAAAGATATTAGTCTTAATATTGTTGATATATACTACACTTTTTCATTTGAAATAAGCAGCAATAAGCTACCTAAGCCTGAGATGACGGGTTATCCTGATTATGTTCAGGTCAATTGCGAAACTGGGGAAGTACATTTTATCAATTCGTATTTGTATGATGATTTAATTAGCAAGCTTTAATTAGCTTGCTTTTTTTGTACCCAAAAACAGCCTCCCAAGGCTATAAATGCGAGCAGACCCCCAAGTCTATAAATGCGAGCAGACAAAGTAGTCTATAAAACGAAAGGACAACACGATGGAAGACAACAACTTAAAGAACAATCAAGAACAAGATGTTAAGCCTACAGTTGAACCTAAGGATAATGACGTCAATCCTAAGGACGACAAAGGCGAAAGCAAGACTGGCGATGTTGTATCTAAGCTCAAGGAACGCTTGAACAAAAAGACAGCTGAAAACAGTAGTTTGGCAGACCAAGTAGCCGATTTAAGAGCGCAATTACAAGAGTTTACTCAACAAGACAAGGCTAATGATGAACAAGCAAGCGAGTTAGACGAAGCTAAGAAGCAACTTGAAGCTTTGCAACTCGAAAACCAAAGAATTAAGGCTAGTCGACAGGTTGAAAAAGACTTGCAAGACGCAGGCTTACTTAGTTATTCAAGCGATGGCGTTCTAGATATGCTTGTAGGAGATACAGACGAAGTCACAACTCAACGTACCATGGCTTTCATCAAGTTTGCCCAAGCTTTAGAAACTGGTATCCGCAAGGAATATCACACAGGGCATACGCCTAGAACTTCTGGTAAGGCTTCACTTACTAGAGACGAAATCAATAAGATTGCAGACCCCGCTAAGCGGTTAGAAGCAATCAAAAATAATCTAAGTCTATACAATTAGTTAGGAGATTAAATTATGGCAGTTGATGCAAACACTATTAAGACTACTGATTTAGTAGCTCAATCAATCGACTTTACAGAACAATTTTCACAAGGGTTATCAACTCTTTTAAACGTATTAGGAGTTACTCGTAAGCAAGCATTATCACAAGGTTCAGTAATTAAGTTTTACAAGACCGAAGGTACTTTAGCTTCTGGCGATGTTGCAGAAGGCGAAATTATCCCTTTGTCAAAGGTAACTCGCAAGGAAGCTGGCACCCAAGAACTCAAATTTAACAAGTGGCGTAAGGTTACAACCGCTGAAGCAATCCAAAAAGGCGGTTTTAATCAAGCTGTTCAAACTACAGACCAAAAATTATTGCGATTAGTTCAAGACCAAGTTAAGTCTAACTGGTTTAATTTCTTGACTACTGCAACTGGTACTACTACCGCAAACGGTGTAGGTTTTCAAGCTGCAGTTGCTAACGCAATTGGACAATTTAATGTTGTTTGGGAAGGTTACGGCGTACAACCTGTAGCATTTATTAATCCTTTGGACGTATACGCATACTTGGCTCAAGCTCCTGTATCAACTCAAACAGCTTTCGGTTTGAACTACATCGAAAACTTTATGGGCTTTAGCGCAGTTATCTTATCTGCTTCTGTTCCAGCTGGTAAGATTTACGTTACTGCACCAGACAACATCAACTTAGCTTACGCAGACTTACACGGCGACTTATCCGGAGCATTTAACTTTACTACTGACCAAACCGGCTTAATCGGTGTAGCTCACAACGAATTGTTGAATGCTATGAGTTACGAAACTGTAGTAACTACTGCTTCTGTACTTTATCCTGAAATTTCAGCCGGCATTATCGTGTCTGAAATTAAGGCTGCAGCAAGTAAGTAGTATAGGGGGGCGCTATTATGGACTATTTAGCTAATATTAAGGCGCTATTGATGCTTCAAGATAGCGCCAAAGATAATTTAATCAATGTGATTATAGACAACACTAAGCGAGCATTGCGAGTTAGGCTCGGTTTAAGCGCTTCTGACGAAGTCCCGGACGAATTGAGTTATATAGTAGTCGAAGTATCAGTAAGACGCTACAATCGGCTTAAAAACGAGGGTATGGCGTCTTATAGTCAAGAGGGCGAAAGTATCACTTTCAATTCAAACGATTTTGCGGACTTTGAAGAGGACATTAAGGCTTGGAAAGACAAGAACAACAAGGCTAATGAAGTACGCTTTATCAATCCGTATGCTAGAGCTTTGAGCAATCGTGCTAGTAGCAGAGCTAGCGGGAGGTTATTAAATGACTTTTCGAATTAAATGGGACGGCTTAGACCAGCTAACAGCGGAACTAAGAACAATGGCTTCTGGTAAGGCTTTAGAAAAGGCTTCGGTTGCTTTGGGTTCTCAATGGCAAAAAGAAGCTAGGGCGATGGAACGTGCAAAGTATACTCATGGTTATTGGACCGGTAACCAACAGCGAAACACGCTTGTTTATTGGGAAAATGGCAAGAAGACAATTGTCTTAGACCCAAAGACAGAGTATTCAGTCTACACTGAGTATGGCACACGAAAGATGGACGCAATGCCGGTATTCAAGCCAACGCTTGATATGACAAAGAAAAGAGCGCCTAGTGTTATCGAGTATTACTTGAAGAAGGACATCAAATAATGCACATTTCACTAGCACTTTTCAACTATTTTTTCGCTAAGTGTCAAGATTTAGGCTTTGATACGTATGAAGTCTTACCAGACGACACAGCGCCTTATCCATTCGTTAGAGTCAATCAAGCTACTTTATCTGGTGGAAGTACAAAGACCGGCTTTGATGGCGAAATAACTATCAATCTTGACCTATTCGGTACGTTAGACCAGAAGCTAGAACTTGCAGAAATGCAACAGAAGCTTGAAGCGGTCGGACTTACTGGTATATGGCTTAGCGATACTAGCTTAGTGGCTGTAGTAGACGATTATCAAGCAGTTAACTTACTAGATACATCAACTACAACACCGCTTAATCACATAAACATGAGTTTCAAATTTAAATATTAGGAGGACAATATGGCACAACCTCAAAAAATTAATGGTTCAAATGTTCTTACGCTATTTAGATTGCAAAAAAATGCTGCAACTGAAAAAGCAGCAATCATTAACTTTCAAACTAGCTTAGACTTTGAATTTAAGCGAGACGGCGATAGTACAAGCACAAAGACTGGCTCACTTTCAACGAGTGGCAGTCTTGAAACTACTATCAAGTTCTCTTTCGTTGATAACATTTCAAAGGTTTCAGACGACATTAGAACTTCAATTCTTAATGCAGAACCAGCTGAAATATGGCAAGTTCAACTTGACCGTAAGAACAGTGAAGGCAAATACTTTAGCTGCTATGTTCGTGGTACTGTTTCGTCTGATTCAGCTAAAAACGATGATGGCGATAATTCAACCCGTGAATGCGAGTTTAAATGCGATGGAACCCCGCAATACGGCTGGACTGATTTAGACGCTAACATCAAAGAAGCCTTATCTTATGCTTATCAAGGTATCGGCGTTGTTTCTGATAGCGACAAGCAAGGCGGAGGTAAGGCTTACAACGCAACTACAGACCGTGGCTTAGGTAGTGCTACGGGCAAGTAGTCATGCGATACGATAGCAAGGTCAGGTTCTACAGCGAAAGCAAAAAGCGCTACAACCCTAAGACCTCAAAGTACGAGGGCGGAGCGGATTTAGTGCTTGAAACTTACGCTAATGTTACTGATTTAGGACTAACCAGACAAAAGCAATTATTTGACTCAATCAAGATTGAGCAGTTAACAGTTCGATTGATTGAGTCTTGCCCTCGGTCGTGGGCTTACTTGACAATTGACGACCAACCGAAAAAATATAAGCTTTCTAAGCAATTGAACAGCTTAAAAGGCACAGCAATTATTGTTGAAGAATTATCAGAGTAAGGAAGGAGCTAGTCAGGACTTAACAGCCTTGACTGGCTCTTTTTCTGCTTTTAGGAGGATTTATGGCAGCACCAAAATTAAATTTAACTATTAACGGCACTGATGTTGAACTCGTTTTCGGAGTTCGATTTGTTCACGAATTGAACAAGGCTTTTGGAATTGAACGTGACGGTTTCAATATCGGTATGGGCTTCACTTTGATTTTGCCACCATTGTTGCAATACGACCCGGACGCATTAGCAAAGGTTATCTATTGTGCAGCATATAAGAATAGTCCTAGACCTACAATGGGCCAAATTTACGACTCTTTGGACGAATTAGAGGATTTAGAACAAACCTTTGACGAGGTTATGGACTGTTTAAAAGTTTCAAGCGCAACGAAGCGCACACTAGCAACTTTGACAGTCAAGGAACAAGCCGAGGAACAGAAAAGCAACTAGTAACTTGCGAGCAACAGTACCGAGAAATTCAGTTGAACAGCTTAGCCTTTTTAGGTTTTACAAGCCTTGAGGACGTGGACGACCAGAGTTTCGAAGAGTACGAGCTAAGAATGGAAGCTTACGCACTCAAAGATGCTTATTTATCAAAGCTAGCAGCGCAAGTAGCATTCTTTAATCAGGTTATGAAGTCTACTAAAGGTTCAGGAAACAACACACGGCTTGTATACGACCGGTTCGACAAGCTTTACGATTACGAAAAAGCAGTAACTAAGATTAGGTCGCAATTTGAGCCAGACTTCAAGACAACAGAAGAAAAACAAGAGTTTAATTTTGCCGAAAAATTAAGAGAGTTCGAAGCTCTTAAAAAGGCAGGAAAAATCAAGGCTTGGGAGGATAGAACCGAAGCCGAAAAGAAAATCTTATAAAGAAAGGAGGCTAATATATGGCATTAGAAGCAATTGCTAAATTGATACTTGACAATTCACAGTTCAAACGAGCTATTGAAGGTTGTAAAGGCTTAGTAAAAGGACTAACTGATGAAACCGAAAAAGGTACTAGCTCTTTCAAAGGGTTTGCGGTAGCAGGTGCTGCAATGGCTGTAGCTAATCGAGCAATCACTACTGTAACTGAAAACTTAGGTTCAGCAATTCAGCGGTTCGATACGTTAAACAAATATCCGGTTGTTATGAAAGCCTTAGGATACAGCACAAAGGACGTTGCAAGCTCAACTAAGTTATTGGTTAAAGGTATTGAAGGCTTACCAACATCATTACAAGATATCACTTCGGTTACTCAACAGTTAGCGCCTTTGACTGGTTCGGCTAAAAAGGCTGCACAATCAGCAGTAGCTCTTAACAACGCTTTTCTTGCTTCTGGAGCTAGTGGCGCCGACGCTAGCCGTGGATTGCTACAGTATACCCAAATGCTTTCGACTGGTAAGGTCGATTTAATGAGTTATCGTACGTTGATGGAAACAATGCCGATTGCTCTTAGAAAAGTTGCTAATGCGTTTGGTTTTACTGGTAAATCAGCTGAAAACGACTTGTACAAGGCTTTACAGTCTGGACAAATCACGATGGACCAGTTAAACAACAAATTTATTGAACTTAACAAGGGCGTTGGTGGTTTTGCAGAGCTTGCGAAAAAGAACTCGGCAGGTATTCAGACTAGTTTCGAGAACTTGAAAAATGCTACAGTCAAGAACCTAGCTAACATGCTTACGGCGATTGACCAAGGATTTAAAGAAGCTGGTTTAGGTTCAATAGCGCAGACGTTAGACCGAATGAAGGACAATGTTAACTCAACTTTCACAGCTATTACACCAGTAGTAACAAAGGCAACTAAGATAATACTTAAATTGGTAACAACCTTATCTAAGTTAGCTCAACAAGATTGGTTCAAGTCTATAGCAGTTGGTGCTGTATCATTTGTTCTTTTAACTAATACGCTTATTAAAGTAGCTAAGACAGTTAATAATACTAGTCAATCTTTTAAGCTATTTAAGAAAGCAATGGACGCTTACAACGCAGGTGGTAAGGCTTCAAAAGGTTTTAAGGAAGCCAAAGAAGCGCTATCTAATCTTTCGAAAGAAAGCAAGATAGCAACTCTTGCTCAATTAGCCCTTAATGCTGCAACAGCTGTAAATCCTTGGGTTTGGGTTGCAATAGCGATTGCTGCTGTAGTAGCTGCTCTTGTTTGGTTCTTTGGATTTACAAAGACAGGGCAAAAAATGTGGTCAGGTTTCTTGAGCTGGTTAGGAAAAGCATGGCAAGCTATAGTTAATACGGCTAAAAATGTCTGGAATAGTTTAGGGCAATTCTTCTCTAAACTTTGGAATGATATTGTCAACGTAGCCAAAAATATCTGGAATGGTCTTAAAAGCTTTTTTGCTCCGATTGTTGAAGCAATTAAAAATTATTGGAATGGATTAATTCAGTTTTACAGCAATCTTTGGAATACGATTGTTAAAGGTATTAGCGGGGCTTGGAATGGGGTTAAGACTTTCTTTAGTCAGCTATGGAATGAAATAGTTCAAGCTGTTCAACCGTATTGGCAACAATTCTTGCAATCTATTCAGCCGATTATTGACGCATTCAAGAATTTATGGGACGCATTGAAAGATTTCTTTAGCACTTTGTGGAATTTGATTGTTAATATAGCAACTACTGTTTGGAGTGGTCTTGTAGCATTTTTCGGTGGAATTGTTCAAGGAATTATTGCTGTTTGGAATAGTATTAGTTCATTCTTCATTTCTTTGTGGCAAGGTATTCTGGCTATAACTCAAGTTGTATGGCAAGGAATTGTAGCATTTTTCACTCCGATTATTGAAGGAGTTAAGATTGCTTGGGGTGGAATAAGCCAATTCTTTCAATCACTTTGGCAAGGTATTCAGAATGTGATTAATGGTGCAGTTCAAATAATTTCACAAATAATAACTTCTTTCTTAAATGGAGTTCAAGTCGTTTGGAATGCTATTTGGACTGTCTTAAGCATATTTGTTCAAAGCGTATGGCAAGATATTCAATTGTATATCAACACGTATCTAACAATTATTTCATCGATAATTAGTACGACTTTGAATATAATTAGCACTATTTGGAACACTATCTGGAACGTTATTTGGACGGTGCTTGTTACTATCTGGAATATGATGGTTAATACTGTTGCAACAATAATTAATGCGATTGCAGCAGTTATTAGAGCTATTACTGCTGCAATTAAAGGTAATTGGACGGCAGTTTGGAATGCGATTATGACATTTGCTATTACTATTTGGACTGGTATTGGTACAGTTGTTAATACTGGGGTCAATGGTATTAGAACTATAATTAATACGGTAATGAATGCTGTTCTGTCTATTTTTGTCAGCATTTGGAATGCTATTAAGTCAGTTTTCAACGCTGGTGTAAGGGCTATTAAGTCAGCAGTTAACTTTGATTTAGGCGCTCAAGGTAGACGTATCATGAATTCGTTCTTGAATGGGTTAAAAGCCGTATGGAATACCGTTAAGGACTTTGTCGGCGGTATTGGTAATTGGATTAAGTCACACAAAGGACCTGAAAGTTACGACAAACGCTTACTTATCCCTGCAGGTCGTTTTATCATGGGCGGTCTTGCTCAAGGATTAAAGGACAACTTCACACTTGTTAAAGACCAAGTCAACACGGTTAACGGCTACTTTGATGGCTTAACTTTCGCATTACCAAACGTTGACGCAGGGCAATTTAACGCTAGTCTTGATTCTTTGAATAATAAAGCCTACGCAGCAGTTAGCGGAGCGATTGACCAAGAAATAAGCTTCGATAACAAGCCGGCTTACATTACTTTGTCGCTTGGTGGTCAAGACTTTGAGACGTTTGTAGACGATATTAGCAAGAAGCAAGACGAGCAAGTAGCTCTTAGAAAGAAGCGGATTTAATAATGACTTATTATGATTTTCAAGACATAAACAAAAAGCCGTTAACACGTCCGGTACTTTCTCCTGAGGCTATTTATGTTAACGGCATACCGATTGAAGACCAGATAGATGGCTTCTATACTCTTACTGTTTCAGGTCGTGAGCTAGTACCGCATACCATCAACACGCAAGAAGTCGCAGGTTCGGACGGCTCAATGTTCTTAAATGCTAGATATGCTAACCGCTCAATTAAGGTCACTTATCGGTTACTAGCAAAAAATGATACGGATTATCGAGAGAAATTCGAACTACTCAATTATTTGTTGAGTCCTAAAAGGTTCGATTTTAAGTTCTACGATGACCCATTTTATTTTTGGACCGGAACAGTTACTAGCGTTGAAGAACCAGCAGCAGGTCAAAACTTTGCAAAAGGAAGCTTTACGATTGAGTGTACAAGCCCGTTTAAGCGCAGGATTGAGCCGGTAACTTACGACAATTCGGAAGATGGGGTTATCCGTATCAGTGAGCCAGCTTATTTCGAAACCCTACCGGACGAGATTAAGCTTGCTATCGGCTCTAAAACTAGCTCAATTGCGATTAAAAACGATACAAGGGTAATTAAGCTTGTGGGAAGTTTTAACACGGGAGATACGCTTAGAATTGTTTTTAGCGATACACCAGAAAAAGATAGCGCAATCTATCTTAATAACAATTTAAAGCTGGACTTATTAGACTTAACAAGCGACTTTGAGAACTTCGTGGTTAAGTATCAAGACGTTATCAGCGTTGATAATGCTAATGCAAGACTGTATTTGAAATTAAGGAGTAAGCACTTATGAGATTGTTACTATATACGTCTAATGACCAGCTGGTAGCAATCAAGACTAATGCTATCAGCGCAAAAATTGAAGAAGAAATTAATGTTTACCATCAATTGACGCTAGAATTGCCGTTAAATCAAAGCAACAAAGACGATATTCTTAAATCTATGTATATTGCAGTTGCTACTGAGCAAGGCGATGGTTTTTACATGTTTAAGATTGAAAAAGTTAGCTTCGGCGATAGTTTAATTGACATTACAGCGATTGAACGGGCTAGCGATGACCTTTACACGCAAGGATACATTCAGGATAGACGCTTTCAATCGTCTAAACTTTCAGTTGCACTTGACGCAATCTTTAGTGGCTCAACTTGGACTTACGAAGTCGGAGCTGATACGGCTAATGAAACAGTCAATCAAGACTTCAACTTTTACTATGTAAGTCGTAGAGAAGCCCTGAAGAAAGTATTAGAGCTTTACAGCTTAGAATTCCAATTTATCTATCGAATTACAAACGGTAAGATAATGGCTAGGGTTTGCAAGTTAACTAAAGCTTTAGGACGTGATACTGGTTATCGCTTCGTTTACGGTAGTAATGCTTTGAAAGTTGACTTTGCAAGCGACCAAACAGACCTGTATACGGGAGCAATAGGTCGTGGGTCTGGGGTTGAGAAAACCGACGAAAGCGGAGAAGCTACTGGAGGATACACTCGTAAGATTGATTTTTCTTCGGTTGTTTGGAATAAGTCAAGTGGCAACCCTGTTGACAAACCTAGCGGTCAAAACTTCGTTGAATTACCAGAAAAGACGGCTAAATATGGCTGGACCGACTCGGCAGGAGTTAAGCAGCCTAGACTAGCTATTTTTGAGTTTGACGACGAAAAAGACCCGGCAGAATTGCTCAATAAGACTTATCAGCAGTTGCTTAAATTGTCTGAACCACAGCCGACTGTTAAGGCTACTGTAGCTAGTCTTAAACGCAAGATTAATTTAGGCGACAATTTCAGCGTTGTTAGATATGGCGATGGCTGGAAGCTTGTATACTTCTTGCGAGTCACTAAGCTAACTCGTGATTTATTGGACGATAACGCAACACAAATTGAGTCTGGGACTGAAAGCATTAAGCGACAAGCTGAGCGAGAAGTTGAAGCTACACAGGCAACAGACAGCATTAAAGCAGAAGTTGACAGTAGTCTATCAGACCAAGAAGCAAGAGCTAGAGCGATGATAAACGACTTCAACAATAAGCTAACTCAACGGATAGACTCGACTAAAAGCTCGATTGACAAAGTCTTAATTCAAAATTCTAATGGTCCTATTACTTTAATTGGTCAAGATGGACAACCGATTGCTGGTGTTCCGGAAATTAAAGAAATTAGAAGCAAGGACGGAAGTTTTTTAATCAACTCTTCTGGTTTTAAGTGGGGCGACCATTTACTGGGTGGCGACTCTAAGATTTATGCGGACGAGATAGCCGGAAAGACGTTAGACGCATACACTATAAATTCAACTACCATTAATGGAGGAAAAATTAACGGTGCTACTATTTCTGGACGAGTCTATATAAATTCAACTTCAAATCCGGGACTCTATGCTGCTGGTCATGAACGATATGCAGTTATCAGTGGCGATTATGGCTTTACTTATACTTCAGCTGGTGGCGATGGTGGTCGTGGTAGCTGGATAGGACTGTATTCTTTAGGAATTGGCGGTGTAGACCTGAATTTTGAACAACTTAGAAAAATCAAAGAAAAATGCGGAGTTTAGAAAGGAGAATTAAATGGCAGAACAAAAAATAACCTTGCCAACGCTTGAGCTTGACTTGCAAAAAGTCACAACTTTTGTAAGTCGACCTTTTAGGCTTACGCAAGGCGACAAAGGCTATATTCAGCCTTTTCATTTAAGCGTGGGCTTTGCTCCTTACAGTGCAACAGCTGATACGTTGTGCTTTGCGGGAACGAAGCCGGACGGACAAATAATTGAAGTAGAAGCAGAACCAAGTCGTTTTTCGAAAGATGGCGATACTTGGTTCTTTTCTTTACCAGACGAAGTAGCGCAGGCTATCGGAACATTTGAAGCCTATTTTTACGTCAAGAAAGGTAATTCAGTTGTAGCAAGTACAACTAAGTTTGCTTACGAAGTCGGAGCTAAGTTCGGTGATGACGAAGCTTCAAATTCTTACGTATCAGTCTTTAACAGCTTGCGAGATAAATTTAATCAAATTATCGAAAGTTCAAGAACAGAACTTAATAATTGGACTAATTTAAACAACAAAGCTAGAGCTGATTTAGATAAACTGCTGAAAGATTTAAAGACACAAACCGACAACTGGCTTAGTGCTAAGAGTTCTGAAATTCAAGGAATTATCAATAACTACAACAATAAGTACAACGAATTAGTCGGCAAGTGGAACAATCAAATTACGACTCAACAGAACGACTATGCAGCTCAAAAAGCTAAGATTGATAGCGAGTACAAGCAACAGCTAGAAAACTTGAAGTCGCAACTCAACAGCGAGTGGCAACAACAAAAGCAAGCTCAACAGGCTAGTTTTGATAGTTTCAAAGCTGATTTAACTAACCGTATTAGTCAAGCTAAGTCTGATATAGACAGCATTCAAGCCATCATACCGACTTTGCAGAAAAAGATTGCTGAAATATCTTTAAATTCTTTTTCAGAAGCAGACGCTAGAAGCGCTGTATCGGACCAATTAACAGAAATTGTAGGCAATCTTATTGACCCTAATTTAAACAATTGGTCCAAAAGCGATGCTGCACAGCAGGCTTTTAAATCAATTAATTTTGATGGCACAACTAATAGTATTGTTTATCAATGTGTAAGCGGCAGTGAGATGATTTATACCAAATTAAATCTAGAGCTGTACAAGCACTACAAGCTTCGGTTTCGTTTCACACCAAAATCGGATATTCGAGATTTACAAAATGGTACTAATAACAAAATTAAAATTGCTATTTGGCGAACTTTACCTGGAATTGGTCCATGGGGCGGTGAACAAGGTACACCTAATTTAACTTCACAAATCAAGGATATTGCTATAAATCAAGATAAATTCTACGAAATTGGTTTCTATTCTGATAATGCGAAAGAATTATATTTCGCTTTTAATTTTCATAATGTTAGAGATGGTATTGATTATAATTTCGAAATAAATTCAATTTCAGTTGTAAATATTGAAAATACTATTCAAAGTCTTGCAGACTCTAGCTATCCTAGAAAATTTGGTACTTCTGGCGATGATTTATTTTCGTATAAGAATAACCACGAAATTAGAATTTACGATAATGTTGCTGACGTAAAAAACAAACCAAGTAGTGCGTCAAATTGGTTCGTTGCTGTAATTGATACTGTTAGAAACTCTTGGGGTAATATCAAAGTATTCTGCCCGGGAGTTGGAAGTTGGCAAATTGACTTATCAGCAGGTAATTGGAACTATTGGTTCACATTAGCTGATAGCAGGAATACTTACTCAAAGTCTGAAATTGATAAAAGCTTTGTAAAATCGGTTCAAGGCGTGAAACCAGATGGAAATGGAAATATCAATTTACCTAACCAAAATGTAGCCTTTAGTTTTGATAGTTCAACCGGTGAACCTGCTATGCGAATGGTACCATACTTAAACTATTGGCCGGTTGACCAAGCAGCGATTAAGGACGTTTTGAAAAATCAGTTACCTGCAAAATATGCTTCGAAGAGTGAAACTGAGACGAAGACTAACAACTTGCAGGGTCAATTAGACTCTTACAAAGCTCAAGTATCTAGCTTACAAACACAGCTAAGCAGTTTGCAATCTCAAATGAGCAACTTGTTGAGCGTGATTAACGTTTCTAATGGCTCTTTAAATGTTTCAGGTAATTTAATTGTTAAGCAAGGTAACATTCAAAATTACTGGGGCGGTGTTGACCAGTACGTGGCTTACAGTCCTAGCGGAGTTAAGCGTGGTTACTTCGGTGTATGGGACAACGGAACGTTCAAAGCTCGTGGCAATTAGTTAGGAGAGAACTATGTTGAAGACAGACTATATCGAACCTGCACAAATGATAGAGCAGCTTAGACAGAAGCTATCAGAAGCAGAGTATCGAGCAACGATAAACGAAATTGTAGTCAATCAATATCGAACGTTGATTGACGATTTAGGCAAAAAATATCCTCAAGTCAAAAAAGAACTTGAGGACAAGTACAGCATTAAACAAGGAGGCTAATTATGGCAGAAGAAAACAAACAAGTTGAAGCTACAGAAGTTGTATCAGGTCAAGAAGAAGCTACTAAGCAAGCGGAAGAAGCTAAGCAAGAAGTGGAAGTACCAAAGCCGGTAACTGCAGCTGAAACACCAGTTGAACCAGTTAAAGGCGCTAATGTGTACTATTTCAGTAACGACAAATACTATTGCGTTCCAATTATCACGCCTTACGAATTGCCAAATGTGTATCCAATTACAACAGACGCACCAAGTAAGGACTTGAAGAACCCTAAATATGACTGGGGTTTGATGAAATGGGGCGAAGGCGACGCAAAGAACTTGCAAGCTCAAATTGCTAAGGTTGAAGATTCGGTTAAAGCATTAACTACTAGTCAAGCTTCGAACCTACAAATTAATACTAAAATGCAAGTTAGCTTAGACGCGTTGCAAGCTGTAATTGCTAAGCAAACACAGCTCTTAACGCAACTTTCAAGTCAACAAGCAACAACAGAAGCAAAATCAGAAGAACAAGCTTAGGAGGTTACTAACTATGACAATGGCAGAACTTTTCGAATCACAATATAAATATTTCTATGGCTTAGGTCTATTTTCAAAGGAACTAATCGCTTCTTACGTCAAGATGGGCGTAATTGATAGTGCAGCTTACAAACGCATTACAGGAGATGATTATGTTGAAGTTTAAGACAGCATTAGCAGCCGTCTTAAGTAATTTAAGCTTCAAGAATTTCAAGAAAAATCAATTGCATTTATTGCTAGCTTTAGACTTAATTCTTCAAGGGTTAAATTTGATAAATGCTGAACATTTCTTTTTCTTCCCACCAGAACCGCCTATTATTCTGAGTATTTTAAATTCAGACGTTGTAGGCGGTTTTGGCGTTATTGTGGGCTTGCTAATCGTTGCATTGTCCGCTCAAACCAAAGCGAGTGTTAAGACAAACCGGTGGCTAATCGTTAGCGCTGGTTGTTTTTTTGGCTTCGTTTTCGGTGTTGAGCTAATGCATTTAACTTTTGCTAATGCTGGACCTGTAATGGCTAGCAGCCTTATTGGCGACTTTGTGATGGTTCTATTAACCATCTATGTTGCTTTCAAAAGTAATACTTTAGACGACGATTATTAGGAAGGGGCGTATTTATGGACATAGACGCCCTTACAAGATTGATACCGTATCTAGTAAGCTTAGTTACTGCTGTAGCAAGCTATAAGGCTCTAACTGAAAAGACCAAAGCGGACAAGGACAAGATAGAGTACAATCGCTTAATTGAAGAAAATAACCGCTTAAAGGTTGACGCTGAGGTCTATCGCAAGAGATGGCTTACGGCAGAAGACGAGTTAGAAAAGTTGCGAAAAAAGCAGTTTGCGGAAGCTGCTAGAAATTTAAGACCGAAAAGAAAGGACAAGTCGACATGAACAAACCAACAGCTTTGATTATGAACTACATTTATTTTATTCAAATTGGCGTACTGACAATTGATGACGTACCAAACCATCTAAAGGCGGAAGTCGAAAAATGGGACAAGGTTTTAACTACTGGTGTTTTAGGAGGTGCAGACAATGGACTGGCTGCTCAATAATTTACCAGCAATTATCTTAGTTTTAGGCTTCGTGGCTGGTTACTACAACTATCTAAAAGACCACGACCCAAACTTAGCAAGCAAGATTAAAGTTATCGGCGACTTAGCAAACTATGCTGTATCGCTTCAAGCTACTAAGGCTTACAGCAACTCAAAGAAGCAAGAAGAAGCTACTAAAGCAGTGATGGAGCAAGCAAAGGCTATCGGAATTAAAGTTACCGAAGCCACCGCAAAAGGAGCTGTAGAGCAAGCAGTAAGTGAAGCTAAGGAAGTCAAGAAGCCTGAACCTATTCAAGCTAAGGACATCCCTAGCGCAAACATCCCTGCTAAGGTTGAGGTCAAAGAACAGACTACTGAACAACCTAAGGCAGAAGAACCTAAGCTAACTTTGATTGACCATCTCGAGGTCAAATAATGAAGCGCAAGACGTGGAACGAATTAATATTTGAGAGTTTTAGAAAGCGAGGCGCTAAGCGTGTTAAATATCGTCGACATAAGCAACTGGCAAGGCAATGCAGGCTTTAATCCTGACGCAGTTAGTACTGATGGTTACATCGTTAAAGTAACCGAAGGTACCGGCTATACCGACCCTTATTACAAGACTTTTGCGGATAAGACGCTAGCTAGTGGTCGAGTGCTGGGTCTGTATCATTTCGCTACCGGCTACAATTGGCAAGCAGAAGCTGACTATTTCTTGTCGAGGGTTTCGAATTATATCGGCAAAGCCGTGCTAATTCTTGATTTTGAAGGCGGAGCGGTTACGGCTGGTGGTGTTAACTTTGCTACTAAGTGGCTAGATTACGTTAAGTCTAAGACTGGTGTTACTCCGATGTTCTATACGTATTTAAACGTTGAGAACTCGCTTAACTGGTCTGACTTAGCTAAGCGCTATCCGCTATGGCTAGCTCAATACAACAATTACAATGCTGTTTATGGCTTTCAGCCAAGGGACTTATACGGCAGCTTGAAATATTGGACAAAGATGACTTGCTTTCAATACACCAGTTCAGGGCGTTTGAGTGGTTACTCCGGTAACTTAGACTTGAACGCTTTTTATGGTGCAAAAAATGACTGGCAAGCATTAGCTGGAAAAAACGAGGAGGACGAAGACGTGGCGTGGCACCCTGAGGTCAAGTACAACGTACTTGGAATGTTCAAAGTAAATCGTGAAGGCGGAGCAAAGCTCTATACTAATTCAGAACTTGCTACCGTAACTCAAGAAAACGGACAAGATGCTATCAGAAAATATGGCGACTTTATCGTTTGGGAAGCTAAGGGCGGAGCAGTACGTGCTGGAACTCAAACACAGTGGTTCAGTCAAGCTGATGGCTTAACTAAAATTAATCCGTTAGCCGTTAACGATAATGCTAGAGCGATTTGTAAGATTATTACTGACGACGCTTACACACAAAACGAGCCAGACTGGAAAGCCGGAGGTATCAAACACTTACCGAAAGGTTCAACTTGGCAAGTATTCGGACGTGTAGACAAGTATCTTATCGTCGGCGGAGAAAAGGACGGAAAATATATTAATGCTGATAAAGCCGTGATTGTGCTTTAAAAAGCAAAAGGACTCAACTAGTTTAGATACTGGTTGAGTCCTTTTTTTGTGCAAAAAAATAGCTCTAGATGTGTAGTGACCCACAAAAATTGGACACTATATTAATATTATGCAACTAAGGATTGATTCCGATATTGAATCGGAGTCAGTCCTTTTAGTTTGGTCTTTGTTCTTTCGTAATTATAAAAGTGAATATAATCTTTAATCGCTTGTTCTAATTCATTCAGATTGGCATAATTATCTTCTTTGCCATAAAACATTTCTCTTTTATGTATGGAGAGTGTGTATAATTAATTAAGTTCGACTAGCATTTAAAATGCTTATAAAGTCGAACTTTTTTGTTGCTTAAAAAATAATCAATAATAATCAATTGCAAATTTGTTGCACATTTTGTTGCACATCAAAAAATACTATTTAGTTTATCTTTGATAATCGTATCTGCTTTTTCTTTTTCTTCGTCAATTAAATAAGCGTAAATATTAAGTGTAGTAGTTAAATTTCTGTGCCCTAATCGTTTACTAATTGCATACCAGTCTATCCCCATCGAATGTAACAAAGCAACGTGACAGTGACGTAGTGAATGAAAGACTATTTTTTTGTTGATACCGATAGCTTTTAAATTTTTGTATAAATGAGCTCTAATTCTTTCTTTAGTATAAGCTTTATTATTTCTTTCAAATATTCTATCTGTTTTCTTTGATTGCAATTCTTTTAAGATACTAAGCGTATCGCTGTTAACTGCAATTGTTCTTATGCTGCTTTGAGTTTTAGTTAAGCCATCTGTTCTCGTAATAAAATTGAAATTCTTATTTATCTTTATTTTTTGGTTTTCAAAATCTATATCATTCCAGTGTAGTGCTATTAGCTCGCCGACTCTAGCACCAGTTGCAATTGCAAGTATTATTAAGTAACAATATTCATCTTCTTTTCTGTGAGCCTTGCAGTAGTCTATTAACTTCTTTATTTCATCAAAATTTAAATATTCAATTTTTCTTTTTCTTTTAATATTGCCTTTATTGTTTACAAGAGTTGTGAAGTCGTTTGATATTATTTTGTCGACCATAGCATATTTAACGCAAGAACGTATTACTGCAGTTATTTTTTTTATATAACTAGGCGAAAAGTTTAAACCATTCAAAAATCTTTGAAAATCTATTCGTTTAATATTTTTGAACTCGGTGTATCCAAAAAAATTGTAAATCATTTTAGCTATTGCTTGATATTGATATTGAGTGCTTATACGGATATGTGGCTTCTTGGTTTGCTCGTACCACTGACAGAAATAGTCATAGAAGCTGATATCGTTTTTTAGCTTAACACCATCTGCAGCTTGAAGTTCTAGCTTAGCGCTATATTCTATAGCTTCTCGCTTAGTATTAAATCCGCTTTTGCTAACCTGTTCTAATTTGTATTCAGTTTTGAAAGTTCCATCTGATTGTTTGACCTGAATTTTTCTTCTTTTGGAATATCGAACCTGCCATTTTTTACCTCTTTTTGTTATCGAAGCCATTTTTTGAAACCTAGCCTTTCTAGTGGAATGTATATTTAAATTGTGGATAACTTCGTATTTTTTCTGTGGATAACTTGCTTCTGGGGTACGATAATGTACCCAAAAATGTTCCCCCTATCCAAATATAAAGATAGATAATATATATAAATAATAAATACGCGCGCACGCGAATATCACAAAACTAAGATTTTTGTCAAGAAAAAACACCTAAAACGTGTAAAAAACATTTCTGTGATTTTTTGCTAGCTCGTCAACTTGTAACTGACGATTTTTTGGAATTGAAAAAGCTTGACTGAAATCTTGTGAAGTATCGAAAACCAAATCCTCGTTTTCTGCATACTCGTATAAAAGACCTATACCGAACTTATCCGCTTCTGCTTCTTCGTTAGCTGTATACGAAAAAGTAGCGATAGAACTTCTAGGTTCGTCCCCGTTAACGTAATGCCCTAATTCGTGTCCTGCAATCAGCGGTAAATCGTCCTGATTACAGTTGCTATTGATTATCAAGCACTTTAGCGCTGGTATACAGTGGCTAGCGTATTTAGTATCCAAATGCTCGACAATTACTTTTAAACCGTATATTTCACGAGCTTTGTTAAGTACGAAATTAAATGCTGACAATGAACACATGTTCTTACCTCAATCTTTTTAAAGCCCTAATGTTAAATTAGAATGCCTTAATTCGGCTCAAATTTAACGCTAGGGCGTTTTTTATTGCTGATTAATATAAATACTCTAAGCTGAAAGAAAAAAGTCTATATCAGCTTGTATTAGCTTATTTTAGTTATTTTAGTTATTTGTTTATACCGTGACGATTTAGTATCGCTTTGATAATTTCTAATTCTTCGTCTGAAATTGGCTTACCGTCGTAACTCAAGACGTCTGCCTTTTTTAGGTCGATATTATTATTAGGCTTTTCAGTTCCGTAGATTAAGTAGTCAGTTGATACTGAATATAATTCAGCTAATTTTTTTATAGTATCGACAGAAGGTTCCTTAGTTCCTCTTTCAAAGTAGTAGTATGCAGGGACTGATATGCCGATAGCGTCAGCGACTTTAGTCTTTGTATATCCTCGTTTTATCCGCAATTCTTCTATGCGTTTTTTAAAATCTTTATCTAGCATTTTGTAAACATCCTTTTTTTAAAATTATCCTCTATGTTTTATATTTTAACTTTAGGATAAAGAAAAACAAACTTTTTTTAACTTAAAGGTTGACTTTTAACCGCTGATTAATTATTATTTGTATATAAGCTTTAAGCGGAGGTTAAAAATGACAAATGATAATAAAGCATTAGTTAAAAGCAATGCTCGTATTCTTTTAAGAAGACATCTTAAAGAACACCGCATTAAACAACAAGAATTAGCTAAAAGGCTAGGCTATTCGCCAATATATTTAAGCAGAGCAATTAATCACAATTTTTCAATTAAATTAGCTGTTGAAATTGCAAGCGTATTGGATTTACCAGCTAATTATTTTTTGAATTAGTTTTAACCGATGATTAAAAGGAGGCTTAGCAATGGGCTTAATTAACGAGGGCTTGCTTGAAGAAATGATTAAAAAAGTTGTTAAAGAGCAACGAGTTGAGTTTGAAGAAGATTTAACCGGCAAGACCGTTGACCTTGATTATTTCAGAAAAAATTATTGCGGTAGCAAGAGCAGCGAATGGGTTCGAACATTTATCTTTGATAAGTTCCCGGAAACGAACGTAGATAACGGGGGCTGGGTAGTTAACCCACGCAGAGGAGCAAGCGCAAGAAGCGGACGTAAGACAATTATTTTCTTGAAGCCGGCTTCGGAATGGATTGAAAAAAATAAGACTCGCATTAATTGGAATGCAAGCCTTAGTAGCTAGAAAAAGGAGTATCAAAAATGTTAACAAAGTGGACTAACCAATTTAACCGTATTTTCGAAGGCAACGTAACAAAAAAGCAGTGCTTAGCATTAACGCTAGGATATGCTGCACTGCTTGCGTTCTGTATTTGGTTACTAATGATTACAGGACCAGAATTTTTACCGGGAACGTAAAAAGCACCCTCAACAGAGAGTGCTTAGATACGTAAACCTTAACATAAAGGAGTATATCACGAATGAAAAATAATGACAACAACAAACAAGATTTTAAAGAATTTAAAGGCTGGAAAGTCAGCAACAAGCTTAAAGAATTACAAGACAAGTTCTTAGACAAAGAAGAAATTACAGAAGATGATTTACAGCTATTTCAAGATAGCTTCGACAGTTTGAAAGAAACGCTCGGAACTGATTTAGATGATATAGCTAACTGGATATTGAACAACAAGCTTGAAGAAGCCAAATATAACGGTATTAAAGACTTTTACGCAGACCAAGCAACTGCAGCTAGAAAACGAGCTAACGGCTTAGACAAGCTTAATAAGAATTTAAACAAGTATATTACCGCACTTGTAGATAATGCCGGAGTTAAAGAGATTAAGACTAAGGAACACTCTTTCAGACCTAGAAACTACAAGGCTAGCGTATGGCTTGTTGATGAAAAGAATGTTGATTACTTACCAAAAGAATTTATCGACGAAATACCAAAAGCTAACAAGAAAAAGATTTACGAAGCGCTTAAAGAGGGTCAAGAAATTGACGGAGCTAAGTTAGTACCTAACAGAAGTACACCAATTATCTAGAAAGATTAAGAAAAAGGACTAATAAAAAATGATTATCAAAACAGTTGAAGGATTAGAAGCACCAGAAAAAGCAAAATTAGTTGCAGACATTTTTAAGAAATTTATCGAAGTTAAGAAGGTACTTAAGACACCAAAGCACAATTCGAAAGTTGAATTTTCAAGCCGGAGCGGATACAAGCGTAGTTATGGATATTCAACGCTTGATGAAGTGTTAAATCAAATTGATATTGCTATCAAACAAACCGGCGGACTTAGTTATACCTTCGAAAATGTAAATTCAGATTCTATGGTTGGCGTACGAGTTTTTATTTTCGGAGATAGTGGGGCTTGGATTGAATTTGAACCATTCTATTTACCGGGTGGTAGAACAGCGCAAGATTACGGTTCAGCATTGACTTACTTAAGACGGTACTGCATTAGTTCAGTTTTTGGAATTGCTAGTGAAGAAGACGACGATGCACAAAGTATTAGCCAGAAGCCTTTTAGAGCAAACGAAAGACAACAACCGAGACAAGCACCAAGACCGCAAGCCACAGCTCCTCAACAACCAGCTGAGGACAAGAGCAAGAAGCCACTAAGCGATGACGCTTTGAATATGGCTACAGTAACTTATCAGAACAGACCAGAGCTACTTGTTATCTTGATGAAACAAGCAGTCGATGGCGACAAAGAAGCGCAGAAATTTATTAAAGAATTGGAAGGCAAAGACAAGCTTCTAGCGCATGAAATTAATAAACGGAAATTATACGAGAAAGTGAGCTAATCAGATGAACGGATACGTTTACCTTAACAACTTAACAAAATATTTACGCTCAAACCGGTTAGCCCCGCAAGAGTTAGCATTTTTGCAAGCCTTAGAGATTTTCTCAAATATAACTAACTGGGCTTCTGAAATGACACCAAGAAATTCGTGGTTGATGACTCACACCGGATTCAATAACAAGACGGCGATTATACGATGGCGAAAGTCGCTAATTGAAAAAGGGTTGATTACCTTTGAAGCACGCTACAAGCAAGCCGGTATCTACAAGTTCACTGAAATTTTAACGGCTAAGCAATCAGCCGAAGCCGTCGGAGTTGTAACAGAACTCAAGGAACGCAAGCAGGAAGCGCCGAAACAAGAAGAAGTTGCAGTTAGTGAGCAACAAGAAGCAGTATCAGAAGAACCAGCTAAGATTGCTGAAAGCTGCAACTTAGATGTTATGGCAGATGAAGCGGAAATTATTAGCCTTAATCGAGTTAAAGAGTTTGACGACTTTATAGACAAGGGTTGGATACCAATTAGTCGAATAAGCGTAAAAGACCGGGCGATGCTTAGAGAACGGTACGCAAGCATATTTGACGAAGACCTAGCTAATAGCGGACTGTACAACTTAGTTGGCTTGAATTGGGACGCAGTAGAGCGACCGGCTCAATATATCCGAGCGTGCTTTAACAATTTAATCAAACTAGACCGCATGAAAAACGGTTTAGGAGTCTACAGAGAGTGAGAAAAAGATGTTTTTTCAAATAGGGGCGTACATTTTTTTAGTATTTTTTATAATCGTTTCAATTATCTTTGCAATTGTTAACATCTATGTTGTTTTGAAAGATTTTTCAGATGATTTTGTCGAATTTATGATGGCTTTATTGGTTGCTTTAGCAGCAATTTCAATGGTTTCAGGTATATGTATGTTAATGGCTAACGAAATAGCCAAGACATGCTTATAGAGAGGTTCAGACGTGTTTAATTTATTACTTTATTTATTATCAATTGCTTACACATTAGCTTTGGCTGCAATTCTTATTTTAATCTCGAGTATTTCAGTAAGAGTTGTAATAGACCACTACAAAGAGGATATAGATGACCCATATTACCAAAATAAAGGCTTGAAAACGTGGCAGTACGTATTTGTAGCAATAATTTTTATATCAATTGCATTTGTGATGACCGGCTTTATTTGGCTAGCTGGTATTAAGCTACTTAGCTGGTTAGGAGGTTTATAGAAAAATGGCAGATTTTAATCACATAACGCTTAGCGGACGCTTAACTCGTGATATTGAGTTAAGAACAATGAAAAATGGAAAAAACGTTGCTCTTGGTTCACTTGCTTATAATGAGCCAAAACTAACACCAAACGGAAATTGGGAAAATCATGCAGATTTCTTTGATTTTGTAGCATTTGATACTAACACTTACGAGTTCGCCAAAAAGATGGCTAGTGAAGTTAGAAAAGGCGAGCCAGTAGTGATTAGCGGGAAAGTTTCGCAACGGAAGTACCAAAACAAAGAAGGTCAAACAGTAAGTGTTTTCGAGATTATCGTTAGACAGTTCAGGAAGCTAGCAGTTCCAGCTAAAAAGCCAGATACGGGCTTTACTAATCAAACTCAAGACTGGTCAGCAGCCGGAACGAGAGAACAACATCAAGCTAACTTAGCTAATGCTAATGCACCTCAAACAACTAACCAAGCACCGCTTGACCCGTTCGCAGATACCGGAAATACATTAGATATTTCAGACGACGATTTACCATTCTAAGGAGGTTAGAACCATGCCAAAAGCAAAAACAGTAATTCTGGTTAGGCTAGGTTCTAATCCTAGCGAAGACAAGCAGTTATTCTTTAAATCGTCGATAAATGCTTCAAGATACGTTAAACGTGATAAAAGCTTCATGAACAAGGCTATTTCTGATAAGAGATATATTTTCAAGTCAAAGGATAGTATTTACTGGATACTTGATTACGGCGAAAAGCATTTTAATATACCGACAGATTTAGACAGAGCTAATTTAAGCAAAGTTGTTAAGACGGTTGAAAGAGATTCGAAGAGCCGCAATCAGAGCAACAAACCTGCACCAGATAAGGTTAAGCCAGCAAGACCGAAAGTAGACCCTAAAAACGTACGGCTTAACTTACTTCTTGACTTAGAGCAAGAGTATGGCTCGATTGCTCAAGTTCCAGATAGTGATAGCCGACTAAAGAAGCTAAGATTGCTTTATCAGATGACAGCAAGTGAAGCTGCAGATTTTGCAGGACGCCATAAAGTAACACCGAAAACTGAAAAGCTATTTTTAAACAAAAAAATCAGAAAACTTATCGAGTTTGGATACTCAACAGCTGAAACTGCAAGCCTGCTAAGAGTATCTAACCAGACAGTTCTTAATTCGATGGCTAAGCAAGGCTTGAAGCCGAAAAAGGCTTACTACTACAAGATTAGGGGAGTTACCAAGGACAACCCTAGATATTACAAGCCGCTGTATGCTTCAACCATTCACGAGATAGCGAAATTCTTCGAAACTAGTCAGGCTAAGCTATATCCGAAGCTTGAGAAGTTAGGTTACAAAATCGAAATGATTTTCAAACTTTGGGGAGATTTAGCAGTAGGCGATGATTTCTTAGACGGTAACAAGAAGCACACGAAAGGGGCTAATGCTGATTGATTGAATTTACAGTTTTAGGCAAGCCGTTTGGCAAGGAACGACCTAGACCGAACCGTACCGGACACGGAGTATACACGCCCCAAAAAACGAAAAGATACGAGTATCTGGTAGCACAGAGTGCAAGGTTAGTATTTAACGACAAACCGCTTGAAAGCTACATCAGGGTTAGTATCAAAGCATTCTTTGCGATTGCTAAGAGCGACTCAAAGAAAAAGAAGCAGGCTAAGTTAGCTAACCAGATTAGACCAGCGATGACACCAGACGCCGACAATATAGCAAAAGCAGTCTTAGATGGCTTAAATGGCGTTGTTTATGCGGACGACAAGCAGATTGTCGAGTTGAAGGTAATTAAGGCTTACGCAGAAGAACCGAGGGTAGAAGTGACAATAGAGGAGATTTAGAGATGGACGAAAAAGAATATTATTGTTCTTTTTGCGGAGAAGAGTTGCAAAGTAACCAGCAGGTTATTACAGATGCTCATACCGGCGATATTTATTGTTCAGTGAATTGCTTTTTAGTGTTTAGGGCTGATATTTACGAAACTTTAAAGGAGTATATAGAGACAAATGGCTAAGAAACTTGAAGATTGGTTAGTTAAAGACCTTAGATGGCAAGCCGGACTTGTTTATAATTCCGTACTTCAAACCATAGGAACAGTTGCATTTCAGCTTGTTGACGTTGTTTTTAAGGACGAAAGCGTAGATTTTATTTTCTACTGTATAAGCAATAAAACCTTTAAGCTAACAATCAGCTACAACAATACTAGTAGCAACAACGCCAGTGTTTTTGATAAAAATTATCAATCGGTTTTTAAAGAATATTTCGAAGAAAAGATAGAGGTAAACCATGACAGAGAAAAAGATGAAGATTAGAACAGCTTACTTAGATTTAGAAGACGATTGTCTTGATTATGCTATTGAAGCACTTTTTGAAAAATTAGTAGGAAACACGGTTCTTTCAAGTTTTTATGACGATGACCGAGAACAGCTTGAAGTTCAATATTTAGAAAAGAATTAAGGAGAAAAGACCATGTATCAAATTGACACAGACAAATTGAAAAAGTTCTTTAAAAATTTATCGAAAGAAGACAAAGCCAAGTTTGCAGAAGCTCTTGGCTTCAAAGATTACCAAAAAGAAGAAGGATACATCGTTCCGACGGCAGATGACTTTGACGACAGTTTCGCTAATCAGCTTGATAAGGACGACAAGTGGGCTTTACTAGCATTTCTAGTATTTTTCGATACTTGCTATCAATCTTATTTGAGCGGGCTTATAGTTCCGGGAATTTCTGATGACTATAAATTCCATAGGATTTATGGAACGGCTGTTCTTTTAAGTCAAGTGTTCTGGGCTTGGACTAACGGAGATTCAGATACTTTAGATTTTAATTTCAAAAAATTAGAAGAATATATCACATTCGATAGGTTTGACAAAAAATATCTGGAAGTATACGAAATTGGTTTAAAAGATGATTCAGATAATGTTCTTGCACGATTTAGAGTATCAAGACAATTGGACAAGATTAATCAAAGAATTTACAAGGTCAAAACTTGGTTATTAGATGGCAACGAGATGATGGCTTTTCTTGATTTATCAAATCCAGATACTTATTTTTCAAAAATTGCTTTTAATGGCGACACAGAAAAGTTTTGCAGATTTTTAGGACTTTTAAAAGATTAGCGAGGATACGCAACTATGACAATTAAATTGGATAACGAAATTACGACGGTAGGCGAGGTTGGCAGTAAGTATGGCTCTTGTTGCAGCTTCTTAATTTCACGACTAGGAGAAATTGGACCAGAAAAGCTAGCTGCTGAATTAGATTTTTGCAGTGTTAAAGATTTAATCGAGTATCTAATCGAATATCAAGATGATGCAGACGCATTGCGCTCACTGGTTCAAGAAAGTTACAGTTGCTAGGCTTCAAATTAGACGATGAGCTGATTTTGTACGACGAGAGAGAGGTTAGGAATATGAAAGAATTAGAGCTATTAGAAGACGCTACACCAAAGTTAACAGCTGAACAGTTGGATTACTACCGCAAGAAGTATCTTGAGGATACAGCGCAAATTTTTAAGAAATACGTGCAAGAGGAACAGAAAAAAGGCGAATGTATCACACTAACGATATTTCAGCTTAGCAAGCTTGCATTAGCAATTGATATTTTTCTAAAAGTTAAAGGACAACTTAACGAGCTTTCAAAGACAAATGAAATAAGCAGTTTTTGCGATGAAATGCAAGAAGCATTGCGATACGATGGTTGTTCAGTATTCAACGTAATTAAGCTTGTAGACACTTATTTCAGGATTGATAAAGAAAATTCAGGAAAAGTCTGGTTCTATGCTGATGGCTTTGAATTTAAAGTATCTAAGAGATACGACAACAACATTTCTATTGACAAATACGAACCACGGCTTGCTTATCGAGTTCAATCTAAGATTTTTGGAATTGAGTTTATAGACTTGGTTTATTTGAAAGACTTTTCGAAATTGCTAGGCTTTAAAGAGCTTTACGAAAAGAAGCTTAAATAGGAGGATACTATGCTAACTGCAAGAGATAGATTGAGATTGTGGACACTAGCAACAATCGGCTTTACGTTCTTGGTATTCGTATTAGCTAGCGTGTTAGTAGTGATTACTGAAAGCTGGTCGCAGCTATGGACGATACCAGCATTGTACTTAGCCTTTATCGGTTCAATTTGTTTGTACTGCAAGATTTAGCGAGGAGGATTAAAGATGTTACTAGAATTGGGAGGAGCGGTTCAATTGAGTTTTGATTTTGAAATTGATTACGAAGCTACAGCACGCAAGACAGACCGCTTCTTAGAGCGAGATTTAGAGCGTTGCTTAAGATACAGCGGAAAGCATAGAACAGATTTAGCAAGTCCGAAATTTGACGCCACAGGTGCTGCAGGAAGCCACGATAACACGGTTGAGCTTAAAGTGGTTAGAGGACTAGACGCAGAAGCGATTGTACAAGCAGTAGCGTTAACTATAGACAACTGCAGTTCTAGCGGTCGGCAACCGTTCAAACAAATTCTAGTAGCAAGATATATCCATCAACTTCCGGAGTGGGCGGTAGCCGAAAAAATAGGTTACAGCACTGCTAGAACTCGAGTATTAAAGAAGCAAGCACTTAACGAGTTTGCGGACCGGTTCGAGTTCTATCAGAAGAAGTTCAAGATAGCACCAATTGAGTTGCATATTTTTAAAAATTAGCGATTGACTAGCGATTGGTTAGCGATTTAGTAGCGACCGACAAGCGATTAGACATAGTAAGATAGTATCATCAAGTTAAAACAAAGCTTGATATTCCTACCTCCTTTCTGTGGAATAGTACAAATTCTTAATAGCTATTAAGAAGTCCGTGATGGCTCACTAAGGTTCGACTCCTTAGGCGGATTTAGGGAGCGCAGAACTCCCTGTCTAAAAAACTCCTTTTAGATTTTTAAGTGTTTTTTCTCAATTAACGTGCGAAAGACGAGAGATTGGTTTTTGTCTAGCAATTGGATACTCCAAAAAACAGTAGCACGGCTGGTGCTCTTATGGCAGTTCAATTCTGCTTCGTGCTATAGGGCTTGAAGAAGCCCTTAATTATATCCTTTATCTTTTATCTTTTTTGTTAATATTCCTTTTTTATATTGCATATATTAAAGACTTTCTGGCTATTCAAGTGTTACATATTTTTTAGCAAAGTATTTTAGGTAGCGTGCTAGGTTGCATAGTGCAGGTTCGAGTCCTGCTCACGTTATAGGCTTGTTAATGTTTAGGAGCCTTAACAAGCCGAAAGTTTTATCTCTTTTTACAATATTTTGCGATGACCTAATATATAGCGAGCGAATGTGTTAATTTTTTGTTTTTTAATCAGTAGTGCGATTGGTGGTTACTGTAGGTTCAATTCCTGCACGCACTATAGCTTGCGAAAGCAAGCTTAATTATTATTATTTGGTTTTATGTGTTTCAGTATTTATAGCAGCGGTTAAATTTATTAGTAAAGATATTTCAATATTTAACAGCGGCAAATACTAGCTATTCTAATTTATTCGTTTAACATCCTTAATTTTATTTTGGGGCAGGGTGTGGACCTTTAGCCAGCTTTCGATGGCTGGCTGCTCTTATCCCGCAAGGGAAATTTTAATAGAAAAAACAAATAATTTTCTTAACTAGTGTATCCTAAAAAGATACGCTTTTTTTATAAAAAATATCTCTTTTCTTGTTGACTATGTGTATTATAGTGTGTATAATATAAGTATAAAGTTAAGAAAGGAGGTAAGAATATGCCGGTCAAACCTGCAAAAATGGTTCGATTGCTTCTAAAGGCTGGCTTTAAAGAAGTTCCAAAAGGCGGAGGACATAGAAGGTTTAGACACCCTGATGGACGAATGACAGAAGTCCCTATGCACCGTGGGGAGCTAACTCCATATGCTCAAAGACATATTTTGGAACAAGCCAAAATTAAACTTTAGGACCAGAGCAACGAGCTAACGCTCGTTTTTCTGGCATATTCTAAAATATATGAGTAATAATTTGTTAATATATCCAATTATTGTAACCGAATGTAATGATGAAGCAGGTCATTATTATGGCGCCGTTTCACCAAATATCCCCGGAATGGTTACTGATGGTCAAACTTTACAAGAGTTGGTTATTCATGCGGAAGATGCTATTGCAACTATGATTAGTGGAACTAAGTATCCCGAAG